GAGGAAAGGGAAAGCTGCAAGGATGTATGCACCGAACTTTCCCCGGATTGTGAAGATGCTTTCAGCGAGGAAACAGCACTTGCAACCATGCAGACAGAAGCGGCGGCGATTATCAAGGGTATTGCAGCCCTGACCTTGCAGAAGAAGCAGATTGAGGATCAGGAAAAGGAAATGCGGGTTCAGCTTATGGCGGCAATGGAGAAGTACGGGGTGAAATCCTTTGAAAATGAGGATGTAAAGTTCACCTATGTTGCACCTACCACCCGAACCACTATTGACAGTGCAAAGCTGAAAAAAGATTTGCCGGATGTTGCTGCAAAGTATTCCAAAACAAGCAATGTTTCCGCTTCCGTCAAAATCACGGTGAAGTGATGGGCGGTTACTTCGACACAAGGGGAACTTCTGAACATGGTGAAGTGGTTTGTTCGCAGTCACAGCGGAAACACCAGCCTTGCCGGAAAACAGCTTGCAAACACCATGTTTGCCATGTGAAGGCTTCCCAAAGCGGAACTGAATTTTTCGTTAGAAATTTGAAGAAAGAAGGTGCGTGTTATGAACAGAAAAGTTCTGACAGTGGGCGAATTGAAGAAAGCCCTTGAAGGTGTACCGGATAATTTGGAAGTACGGCTTTCAAGTGATACCGGGGTAGATCAGGGAATGGGGGAAATTATTGTAGAGTTTGCCCGCCGTGTGAATTACTCCCTCCCTGAAGGACAGCATTTTGAAGATGGTTCAACAGAAGTTGACTACTTTGAAATTTATGCCAATGACATTGAGGAAGATGAATAAATGGCAGAAGAAAAGCTGTTTGAAGGACAGATTAAAAAACATTTTCATTCGGTGGGTATATATCCGGCGGGTTATCCCACAGACCGAATGAACGCCCCTATGGTGGGATGGTACACCAAAATTTGGGGCGGTGGCTTTCAGAAATCCGGCATACCTGACATTTTGGCTTGCGTAAATGGGGTGATGGTTGCGGTGGAAGTAAAGGCTTCCAATGGCAGACCTTCCGAATTGCAAAAGCTGAATATCAGCCGGATCAATAAATCAGGGGGAATTGGGGTGTTCCTTTACCCGGAAGGGTTTGAACAGTTCAAGGAACTTTTGAAAGGGGTGATGCAAGAGTGCCAAACAGAAGATACAACACGGTTGAAGCAATCGAACAGCATAAAGAAATGCTTGGTGTTTCAAATGTAACCAACACCCGCTTATATAACATTTGGAAGCTGATGAAACGCCGTTGCTACAACCCTAAATGCAAGGAATTCAAAAACTATGGCGGGCGTGGTATTTCCATTTGTGAAGAATGGCGTGATAGCTTCCATTTGTTCGCAGAATGGGCTTTGTTAAATGGATATGCTGAAAATCTTTGCATTGAACGGGTTGAAAACAATGAAGGGTATTACCCTGAAAATTGCAAGTGGACAACCGCAAAAGAGCAAGGAAGCAATAAGCGAAACAATGTTCTTGTGAAAATCGGGAATGTTGTAAAAACGCTTGCTGAATGGTCGAGGGCAACCAAACTTCCATATTCCACCTTGAAATATCGTTTTGAACACGGTGTATGCGGTAAAGACCTTTTGAAAGGTGGTGAAAATATTGCGGTATTCACACAGCAGCGTTGATTGCTTTGAAAAATGCAAGCGAAAGTTTAAAATGCGTTATCTTCAAGGAATAACCACTATTCCGGCAACCGAACCTGACAACCCTTTAATTTTGGGGCAAGCGGTTCACACCGGGATTGAAAAAAACCTTGAAGAAGCAATCAGGGAATATTGTTTCAGCTTCCCGATTATCACGGATGAACACATAAACGAGATAATCAAGTTTGAAACGGTGATCCCGCTTGCAAAAACGGCAATCCCGCCCGGTGGCAAATTTGAAGTTGAAATCAAGGATGATGATTTCCACGGGTTCATTGATTACCTTGTTCCGGCAACAGTCTTTGAACGGGGCGTTGAACTTCCTGATACTTATGATCTTTACGATTTCAAGTATTCAAACAATGTTTCGGGCTACAAACAATCGGGGCAGCTTCACGAATACAAGTATTTCTTCGAGAAGAACAACCCCGGAAAGAAGATTCGGAATATGTTCTTTGTGTTCATTCCCAAAGTAACAATCCGGCAGAAAAAGACAGAAACCCTACTTGAATTCAGGCAACGGCTGAAAGAAGCCTTGTCCGGGGTGGAAGTCAAAATTGTTCAAATAGAGTTCAACATTGAAAAAGTGATTGAATTCTTGTTTGGAATAAAAGCGGTGAATGAGGAAACAGAGTTCCCGCAAGAAAAAAGTTACCTATGTAGGTATTGTGAATTTCAAGAGTATTGCGAGAAAGGATGGAATTATTTTATGAAATTACCTGAAAACAAGAGAAGGAACATTGAAGCTGTTGAAAAGCGTGTGCTTTGGATTTACGGCGTGCCGTTTTGCGGCAAAACCACCTTTGCGAACGCCTTCCCCGATCCCCTTATGCTGAATACGGATGGCAATATCAAGTTCGTTGATGCCCCGTATATCCGCATTAAGGATGAAGTGAAGGTTGAAGGGCGGCAGACGAAAAGAACGCTTGCTTGGGAGTTGTTCAAGGACACAATTTCCGAACTGGAAAAGAAGGAAAACAGCTTCCGAACAATCATTGTTGACCTGTTGGAAGATTTGTATGAGCATTGCCGCCTTTATATGTATCAGCAGATGGGCATTACCCATGAATCGGATGATTCCTTCCGTGCGTGGGATAAGGTGCGGGGCGAATTCCTGAACACGCTGAAACGCCTGATGAACCTTGACTATGAAAATATTATCCTGATTTCCCACGAGGACACCAGCAAGGATATTACACGCAAGGGCGGCGATAAGATCACGGCTATCAAACCGAACTTGCAGGAAAAGGTTGCAAATAAGGTTGCCGGAATGGTGGATGTGGTTGCCCGTATTGTTGCGGATGGTGATGCCCGAACTTTCAGCTTCAAAAGCAATGAAGTAATTTTCGGCGGCGGGCGTTTGAAAGTGAACGCAAAGGATATTCCCCTTGATGTGGATGCCCTGTTCGCCGTGTATGATGAAGCGAACAAAAACGCCGCTTCCGGTGCAGCGGTAACACCCGCAGCTACTACCCCGGCGAAAGCGGGAAGAACCGGAAGAAAGAGAACGGAAACCCCCGCCACACCCGCAGATAAGCCGCAGGACAGTCCCAAAGAGGAACAGGCGGTAAATGATACCCCTGAAAAGGAAACCCCGCAGGAAGCCCCTAAAACGGCGGCAGAACAGCAGCCTGAAAAGGAAGCCGGAACATGGACACCGGGCGGCGGTGAAACGGATGATTCTATCCCGGCAGAGGAAACCCCCGTTGAAGGTGCAATGAATCCCCCGGAAGCCCCGGCAGAGGAAGAAAAGCCCCGCCGTAAGCGTAAAGCAAGAGAGTAAAGAAAAGGACAGGTGCAGACAATGAACAATCCGTTTGGTATTCCTGATGAACTGATGAACGCCGTTATTTCGGCGGCGTTCAAACAGCAGCAGGAAATGAAGAAGGGCTATAAGCCGGAAAACCCGTTCAACATTGATCCGGCAGCAGCGGCAAAGAAATCCGCTTCCACGGCAAAGCAGCTTTATGATGCCTATGTGGAAGCCGGGTTCACGCAGGAACAGGCTTTTGAATTGGTTAAGGGTATCTTGACCACAAAAAGAAACTAAAAACAGAAAGGTTAAAAAGGTGAAAAATCATGGCTAACATTTGGGATGAATTCGACAAGGCGATTGACACGGAAGGGCTTGCAAAGGATGTTGAGGAAGCAGCCGAAAACGGCGGGCGGCGTGAAGTTCCGCATGATACTTACGAGGTCGCAGTAACAAAGCTGGAGCTTGTCAAGAGCAAGAAGGGCGATCCGATGGTTACTTGCTGGATGAAGATTGTGGAAGGCGAGTATAAGAACAGCCTGATCTTTATGAATCAGGTGGTAACACAGGGCTTCCAGCTTCACATTGCCAATGAGTTCATGCGGGCGTTGGTTGCGGAAATGGCTGAACCGATTGATGTTCAGTTCAAGACCTACAACCAGTACGGCAATATGATTATGGATATTGCGGAAGCCATTGACAACAATTTTGAATACAAGGTGCGTTACTACGACAACAAGGGTTATAACGCCTTTGCTATTGAAGAAGTCTATGTGCTGGAAGATTAAACGCAGAGCCACGGGGCAGCAATGCCCCGGTAATGCGGGGGAACGGTGGCAACCCCGTTCAAAATACAGAAAGGAGTGAAGCAGGTGCTTTTCTATGATTTTGAGGTTTTCGCCTATGATTGGCTTGTGGTGGTTATGGATATGACCGCAAAGAAAACCCATGTAATAATCAATTCGCCGGAACAGCTTGAAGCCTTATATAAGGCGAATATGAAAGAAATATGGTGTGGTTTTAACAGCCGCCATTACGATCAGTACATTTTGAAAGCTATCCTTTGCGGGTTCGATCCTAAAAAGGTGAATGATTATATCATTGTAAAGGGAAATCCCGGCTGGAAGTTCAGTAGCCTTTTCAATCAATTCCCTTTGAACAATTATGATGTAATGATGAACATTGACAGAGGTTTGAAATCGTTTGAGGGATTCATGGGAAACAGTATCAAAGAAACTTCTGTTCCATTCGATATTGACCGGAAGCTGACAGAAGAAGAAATTGCGGAAACCGTGAAATATTGCAAGCATGATGTTGAACAGACAGTGCAAGTATTCCTTCAAAGGAAAAAGGATTTTGAAGCCCATATTGGGCTTGTGAAATTGGCGTGTAAGGGGAAACCCCTTGATATGTCGCTGATAAGCAAAACCAAACCGCAGCTTTCGGCAATTATCCTTGATGCCCGCCGTGATATTGAACGGGATGATGAATTTGATATTGATTTCCCGTTTTCAATGCGAATTGAAAAATATTCAAAAGTGGTTGAATGGTATGAAAACCCGGCGAACCGCTGTTATCAGAAGGACGGGAAGAAAAACCAGCTTGATATTATGGTTGCCGGAGTTCCACACCAATTCGGATGGGGCGGCGTACACGGTGCAATTCCAAAATACCACGGCAAGGGTTATTTCCTGAACATGGATGTTGCTTCCCTTTATCCCTCTTTGATGGTGCAATATAACCTTCACAGTCGGAACATTACCGATCCGCAAAAGTTTGTTGAAATCTACAACCAAAGATTGAAATACAAAGCAGAAAAGAACCCGCTGCAAGCCCCGTTAAAATTGGTGCTGAATTCCACTTATGGAGTTATGAAGGACAAAAACAATGCCCTTTATGATCCATTACAGGCAAACAGGGTTTGCGTTTACGGGCAGTTGCTTTTGCTGGATTTAATTGAACGCCTTGAACCTTATGCACAGATTATTCAATCAAATACAGATGGTGTGCTTGTGAAAATGCCGGAAGGAAAAGATGAAGAAGAATGGTATAGCCTGATTGATGATGTAGCCCATGAATGGGAAGTTAGAACCGGGCTGAACCTTGAATTTGACGAATACCGGGAAATTTATCAAAAGGATGTGAACAATTACATTATCCTTGATGCGTGGGGGCATTGGAAATCAAAAGGGGCGTATGTGAAGGAATTATCTTCCCTTGATTATGATTTGCCGATTGTCAACAAAGCGTTGGTTGAATATATGGTGCATGGTGTTCCGATTAGAAGAACCGTTTTAGATTGCAATGCTTTGAAGGAATTTCAGCTTGTTTCCAAAATCAGCGGGAAATACACGCACATTCTTCACGGAAACAGAATTGTCAAGGAAAAGTGTATCAGGGTATTTGCTTCAAAGAACAATTCTGATCCGGGCGTTCAGAAGGTTCACGCCATAACAAAGAAACCCGCTAAAATTCCCAATTCCCCGGAACATTGCTTCATTTTCAATGATGAAGTGAACGGGGTTGAAGTGCCGGATAAGTTAAACAAGCAATGGTATATAGACCTTGCAAATAAAAGATTATCAGATTTCGGGGTGATTATATGATAGATGATTTTTATAAAACTTGCCGTTGGTGTCATTGGTTCAAGAATGGGAAGTGCTTGCACGGTAAAACATTCAGGAACGGCAGCGAAACGGATATTGTATATTTGGCAGAAGAAGGCGTTATCAGTGAAGCCATAAAAGAAGGATTTACAGAAAAAGCGTTTTCTAAACTGAAAAGCAATCTTGAAAGTTCACTTTCAAAAAAGAAGGCAAGGGAATTCATGCAAGCCTTCTTTGAAGAATTGGAAGCAGCAAAAATTGATTGGGTGGAAACCATTGATGAAGCTGTTACCACAGCATTACAAAATGCGGTTGATGAAAGAGCAGAGGAAGCGGCAGAAATCATTGAACCGGAAGAATTTTGTTGCAAATATTTCATGTAAGGCGGTGATTAGAATTGTTCTTCAAAGGTTTTGTTGAAACAAAGAATAAGAAGTGCATAGAGAAATTCAAGGGCAGAACGGATTTCAAAACCTTTGAACAGGTTCAGTCATTGCCGGAATACGCTGGAATTTTGGCAACGGAAACTATTCTGATTGATATTGATGATTCTGAAACTTCTGAAATACTGTTCAAAGTAGTAAAGGAATACGCTTTGACTTGCCGGGTTTATAAAACCAGCCGGGGAAAGCATTTCCTATTCAAGAACAGCGGAGTACCAACCAACAAAACAGGCTGCAAACTGGCAATAGGTTTGACCGCTGATATTAAGATCGGCACAAGAAATTCTTATGAAGTGCTGAAACACAACGGGAAACAAAGGGAAATCCTTTATGATACCGCAGAAAATGAGGAAGCACAGCCCCTTCCCCGCTGGCTTTTCCCCGTGAAATCAAATATGGAGTTCCTGAACATGGAAGCCGGGGATGGAAGAAACCAAAGCCTGTTTAACTATATTCTGACCTTGCAAAGCAATGATTTCAGCGTTGAAGAAGCAAGGGAAACAATCAGGATAATCAATAAGTTTGTGCTGAAAGTTCCGCTTGCGGATGATGAAATTGAAACAATCCTTCGTGATGATGCTTTCAAAAAGCCTGTTTTCTTCATGGGTTCAACCTTCTTGTTTGACAAGTTCGCAACCTTCTTGAAGAACAATCACCACATTATCAAGATCAACAATCAGCTACATATCTACAAAAACGGGATTTACATTTCCGGGCTTGCAGAAATTGAAGCTGAAATGATAAAGCACATACCACAGTTGAACAGGGCGAAAAGAACGGAAGTTCTTGCATACCTTGATATTCTTATCAGGGAAAACACAAAAGCGGAAGATGCAAACCTGATAGCCTTTGCAAACGGGCTATATAACATAGTGGATGATTCCTTTGTGGAGTTCACCCCGGAACACATTATCACAAACAAAATCAGGTGGGATTACAACCCGGAAGCCTATTCTGAATTGGCAGATAAAACCCTTGACAAAATCGCTTGTGGTGATCCGGCTATCAGGGCATTGCTTGAAGAAGCCATTGGGTATTGTTTCTATCGCAGAAATGAGTTAGGCAAAGCCTTCATTCTGACCGGGGATAAATCCAACGGAAAAAGCACCTTCCTTTCAATGGTTCAAACCCTGTTAGGGGAAGAAAACATTGCTTCCCTTGACCTGAAAGAATTGGGCGATAGATTCAAAACCGCTGAAATGTTCGGCAAGCTGGCAAATATCGGTGATGATATAGGGGATGAATTCATTGCAAACCCGGCAATCTTCAAAAAATTAGTAACGGGTGAAAGAGTATCAGCGGAACGAAAGGGGCAAAACCCGTTTGAGTTCAACAATTATTCAAAGCTGTTATTTTCGGCAAACAACATTCCCCGTATCAAGGATAAAACGGGGGCGGTGCAGCGGCGATTGACAATCATTCCTTTTGATGCACGGTTTACCGCCGCTGATCCTGATTTCAACCCGTATATAAAGCACTTGCTGAAAACGGATGAAGTTATGGAATACCTGATAAATTTGGGAATTGCAGGATTGAAGCGGGTGCTTACCAACAGGCAGTTCACAGCTTCTTCAAAGGTTCAAAAGGCAATGGATGAATACGAGGAAAACAACAACCCAATTTTGGGCTTCTTCAAAGAATGTGAAGATGAAGATTTTCAGATTGAGAACGAACCCACAAACAAGGTTTACAAGCGGTATCAGGAATATTGCCTTGCTAACAGCTTGCAGCCTATGAGCAATATTGAATTTTCAAAGCAAGTGAACCGCATTTTGAACATGAAAATTATTGATAAGAAAATCAGCGGCAAAAAGTACCGGATATTTGTTCGGGCAGACAGTTGAAAGGGGTGAACATTTTGAATGAACACAGCAGCAGAGAGAGAGAGAGAGAGAGAGAACAGAAAGTAAAGATTGGGTAGGAAATAAAGCGGCTACTTTTGTAACGCTGGCAGCTTCTAATCATTCAAAGGGTGAAAGACAGCAACACGATTATTACGCCACAGAACCCCGTGCAATGGAACTTCTGCTTGCAGAAGAACGGTTTTCCCCGGTGATTTGGGAATGTGCGTGTGGTGAAGGGCATTTGTCAAAGGTGCTTGAACAGCACGGCTTTGAAGTGATTTCAACAGATTTGATATACCGGGGCTTTGGCGATCCTGAACCGCTGGACTTTCTAAAAGAAACCCTTGATGATTTTGAAGGGGATATTATCACAAACCCGCCCTACAAATACGCTTTACAGTTTGTTGAACAGGCGTTGAACAGTGTGCAACCGGGAAGAAAGGTTGCAATGTTCTTAAAGCTGCAATTCCTTGAAGGTAAGAACCGGAAAGAGTTTTTCAAAGAAAATCCACCAAAAGCTGTTTATGTGAGTTCTTCCCGTTTGAATTGTGCTAAAAACGGCGAATTTGAAAAATATACTTCAAGTGCGGTTGCGTATGCGTGGTTTGTATGGGAAAAGGGGTTCAAGGGTGATCCGGTTATCAGGTGGATAAATTGAAAGGTGGTAGAGATGAACAATCCATATTACAACAGTGAAGGGTATGCTGATCCCACGGCTTACGCCGGAACAAAGAACATAATCAGAGAGGAAAGCGAAACCGAAAGGCGGGCTTCTGAACTGATAAAAATATTGAAGTTCATTATTCGTTTAGCGGGCTTTGAACTGATTGAACGGGTAAAAATCAAAGACACGAAAACAGGAAGGGAGTTCAGATAATGGATATTGTGAAGCAGCTTGATGAAGCGGTAAAAGCCGCATTTGCAGAATTTAAAAAGGAATTCGGGGAAGATGTGAAACTTGAAGATGGTGATGAGTTCGTTACTGTTTTCAATAATGCAGCTTTGGTTATTTCACTTGAAGATAACACTTTGAAAACAAAATTCATTGGCGGCAAGCCCTATCAGGTGGACATGACACTTGCAATTTATGAAGGTGAGGGTGAAGAAAATGAATAATTTTACCGAACAGGACAGAATTGAACAGTTCAGAAAAACAATGGCGTATTGTATGCCGGGAAGATTTCACCCTGAATTTGTGGATGTGTTGCGGGATATGACTTTTTTCACAGCACCCGCTTCCATTCACTACCACGGGGCATATTCAGGGGCATTATTCGATCACAGTTTAGCGGTTGCTAATACCTTGTTATCGTTCACAAAACGCCTTGAATTGAAATGGGAAGATGGTAGAAGCCCCTTGATTGTGGGAATGTTTCACGATTTTTGCAAAATTGATAATTACCATTTCACAGACAATGAAGCGTGGGAATACAACAATGCAACCCTTCTTCCGGGGCATGGCGATAAATCGGTGATGATGCTGCAACAGCACATTCACCTTACAGAAGAAGAAATGTTTTGTATCAGGTGGCACATGGGGGCTTTTGATGATAAAGAGAATTGGAACAGTTACGGGCGGGCAGTAACACGCTATCCCAATGTGCTTTACACCCATACCGCCGATATGGTAGCAGCCCGCATTTTGGGAGTTTAGAGAAAGGAAGGTGCAGCAATGAACAAATTTTATAACGGAATTATGGGGCTTGCGGTCGGTGATGCTTTGGGTGTTCCGGTGGAATTCAAAAAGCGTGATACCTACACCGTAACCGATATGACGGGGTACGGAACATACAATCAGCCGCCCGGTACATGGTCGGATGATAGCAGTCTGACACTTGCAACCCTTGATAGTATGGTGAAATTGGGGAAGATTGATCCGGCTGATATTATGCAGAACTTCTTCTATTGGCTGGATGATGGAATGTTCACCCCTTACGGCAAAGTGTTTGATGTGGGCGGTGGAACAAGGCGGGCGATTTCCCGCTATGCCAACGGTAAAGAACCCGCAAAATGCGGCGGTAAAACCCGTATGGATAACGGGAACGGGGCTTTGATGCGTATTCTTCCGGTTGCTATGTTACCGGACTACCCCGAAAAGCAAAGCGAACTGTTGAGCGTGGCACACCTGACACACGCACACTTCATTTCAGATTTCGGTTGCATGATATATACGGCAATCGTTGAAAACCTGATGAACGGTATTCCCAAAGATGAAGCAGTGTTGAATGGAATTCAAAAGTTCAAACCACAGCTTGAAACCGTTTCAATGTTAGGCGATTACTTCAAATTGCTTGATCTTGAATGGCTGGAAAGAACCTTCGTGAAAAGTTCCGGCTATGTGGTTGACACGCTGGAAGCCGCCCTTTGGTGTTTCCTGAACACAGACAATTACCGGGATTGTGTGCTTGCCGCCGTGAATTTGGGTGAAGATACTGACACAATAGCGGCGGTTGCTGGCGGGCTTGCCGGGATATATTACGGTTGTGGTGGTGAAAGCGGTATTCCTGATGAATGGATTGCACAAATTCCCCGCCGTGATTGGATAAAAGCCTTGTGTGCAGAACTGATTATTGAAAATTAACTTTCAAAATCTGTTCGGTTCAGGTTGTGGTTCAAGATAAATTCAAGTTGTAGTTGTGGGAACTTGAACCGCCTGAAAGCCTTATGTAATGCGGATTTTGCGTTTGCGGTTCAAGTAGTTCAAGATGATTTTATATTCTTTATAGATTGTGTTTTTAAGCAGTGCTATTTTACAGTGTTTCGCTAAAAATAGATATAAGAAAAAGAACTTGTTGAACTTGAACTACTTGAATTAGAAAAAATGAATTCGTCCGTGAAATAAAGGCTTTGAAGCGGTTCAAGATTTCCGGTTCAAGATGAAGAAAGGATTTAGTCTATGAAAGCGAAAGAATATTTGCAGCAGTTACAGCGGTTAGATACCGTTATCAATCAGAAAATTAAGGAAGTGCAGGATTTACGGATTCAGGCACAAAGTACCGGGGGGCTTGATTATTCCAAAGAGAGAGTGCAAACAAGCCCTTCCGGGGATGCCCCGTTTGTGAAGCCAATATGCAGGATCATTGACCTTGAAGCAGAAATCAATGATGAAATTGACAGGTTCGTTGATGAGAAACACAAGATAATCAATCAGATTCAGGGCTTGAAGAATTCTGATTATATCAGCTTGCTTTTCAAGCGGTATGTTGAGTT